GACGGAGGAAAGCGCGCAGCGCTCTACTCTGGAAAAGAAGAAGGTCAAGCTTACGGGTTTGTCCGGCCCACGGTGATCTACACTGGGGGTAAGCTGAGAACCGTGACAATAGACTCGGTCTACACCTCTCGGCTTGCGTGGGTGAACGCCTGCGTTGGTGATGCGTTTCGAGAAAAACTTTCCTGCCTGAGCGTCTTCGGACGTGAAGTGGAGGATTGGGCGCGTCAAGTTTCTTTTCCAGAGGGATTGTTGGTATCAGGGGACCTCGAGTCCGCAACTGACAACATCCGTGGGGAGTTCTTTGAGGCCTGTTTCCGGGTATTTTGTGAGGAGGTCAACTCTTCGCCACTTACTCCGTTGCACGCTCTCATCTCCGACCAGCGCGAGGCGGAAGCCTTGTCCTGGACCACTAGGGCCCGATTCATGAGCGGAGAATCTCAGCGACGGGGGCAATTGATGGGCTCAGTCCTATCTTTCCCTTTCCTGTGCATTGCATCGCTCTCGGCGTACATATACAGTCGCATTGACATCCGCGACAAACTCGTCTTGTGCGAGCCCGAGGAAGCTCTCAAACTCCTCCAGTCCATCGACGGCTGTGGCATCAACGGTGACGACTCGGTGTTCTCCGCTACGGGGTTCGACCAATTCGCGCTGTGGGAGGAAGGAGTTGCGGCGTTGGGTGGGGTAGTTTCCAGGGGTAAGACCCTCACTAACCACCACTTCGCGACCGTAAACTCTGTACTCCTCAGGAGGGAAGGTAACAAACTCGTCCCGGTACCTGTACCGAGACCTTCTCTGCTGTGTGCCGTCAACGGCCAGGACAAAGTTCCGACACCCGCCCGATGGGAAGAGTATATCGAATGTCAACTGTTTACACAGGAGGCAAGAGAGAAGCTTAACCTGGAGGGTATATACGCAACCTCAATTCCCACTTGTTGGGGGGGGTCCGGACTGCGTCTGCGTGAGTGGGACATGCTCACCGTGAAGACTGTTGTGGAGCTGACTAATGCCCGATTAGCAGCTCGGGGGGTGAGACTCTCGCCGTGGAAAGGCTCTGAAAAAGGGCTTGAGTACCGGACTTGGAGAGAGAAGCAACTTGGGGCCAAGCGATTTGTCGTGATGGACGCATCTTATGCCAAGGCATATGGTCGCATTCACAATTCGCCGTACGC